TTAGTTGACCAAGGGTCTTCTACAATCCATTTCTCAAACAAGTCTGGATAATTATCAATCAAATACAATGAACTCATCATATTGATATCAAATTGTTTTGTTGATGTGAATCCTGCGTTATTTAGTGCAGTGTTAAGACTACCTAATGCGAATGATGGTGTTGATGTAGACCATTGTGGACATAAAGCGAGAGCTATTTTTAATTTTTTTCTTTCCATTATACAAAAGTATCTCCTACCGCCCAACAAACACAAGAATATCTGTGTCCTTTTGTTATTGGTGTAACTTGATGACCTGCGAAAGCCGGGTGAATAACTAATTTACCCATTTCTGGTTCTACAATTGTTCCGTCAAACATATGAAATTCTCCACCCTCATACTCAGAAGCGTCGTTTAGAAATACGATACAAGTTAATTTTAGTGAACTATAATCTTTGTAATTATGAAAATCAGAGTGTGGATTATAGGAATCATTTTTGTCGTATCTATGAGCTTGTATCCTATTATGGTAAATACCTGTAATATCATATTTAAAATGAACTTGGTTTGCTATTGTGATTGCGTTCCAAAATTTACTTAATATTTTTTCATCATCATTTCTACTGATATTTAGTAAACACTCATTCTCTCCCCACTTAAAATTCATACTATGTTCAGACTTTGTTAAGTCGTCAACTTTTTTGTCTGAATTTACTGAATCCCACTCATTTTGTTTCCAATCTGGTAGTTCGTGTCCTCGTTTTCTCTCCGCGTTTTCATCAATATATTTTCTTAACATAGCACACTCATCATTAGAGAAAAAGTTTTTTCTCGTAACAATCCACCTAAAATTTTGATTCAATTTTAGTTCGTTCATATCTATTTTTTTATACATTGATATATCCTTTTATATAATCCGCAAACTTTTTATGACTTTTTTCATTTGGGTGTCCGTTTTCACAAAAAGCATCAGAAACTTTATTTGTATTTTCAGAAACCACTTCATAAAATGGTTTATCCGTAAAGTTATCTAAAAAAATATCTTTATGTGATTTACCAAATGAAAAAAATAGTATATGATTTACATCAATTGATTCTAAAAATCTTTGAAACATTATTATGTCATAAAAGTTCCAATTAAATTTAGAGCGACTCTCTGCTGTAAACCCTATAATAAATATTGTTTCATCAAGAAGTTTTTCATTCTTATAAATCCAATCCATAGTATTTTTAATTATAGTTTCATTACTACAACCAGCTATAGCCTGATTTATTTCTTTCAGATTCAAATCGTTAGATAATAATTTACTAAATCTTTGTTGAGTTCTGTCTTGAAGTTCGTCACCATCAACCCAACTACAACCATTCGCATATAAATATTTATACAAAGGTATCTCCTAACATAAACTCTTGAATACAATATCTAACACCACTCTCTACTGGTGTAACTCTATGAAATAATAAAGGACAAAATACCAATAGTGTTCCTTTTTCTTTCGGCATCTCGTAAAATTCTAATGTTTTTGGGTCTTGGATTGCTAGTTGTGTTGAACCACCCTCATAATCCTTTGGGTCTGACAACTGAATAATCATAGCTAACTTTCTTGTGGAACTTTTACCATTATTAAAATCTGAATGCCAGGTAAAAAAATCACCTGGTAAATACTCAATCATTTTTATATTGTTTTCAACCTCTTGAACATTGAAATTCCAAGACAATTGATTACAAACTTTTCCCGCTACAAATAATTTCTGTTGTAAAGAACTATAATCTCCTACAACATAATCTCTCATATCTTTATGTAAATACCACTCCGTTACATTTCTAAAATCTGTATTGTGGTCGTCTCCAATGTGGTCGTCTAAACAACCTTGTTCACCCTTTTCGGTGTTTTTAATTCTTTTAACCAACTCATCACACTCATCACTTGTTAAAAAGTTTGGTCTTGACATATACCATTGCCAATTATTATTTTGTTTCATTTCCAAGTATCTCCGTTCATCCAAGTTATTAATGAGTATCTTCTACCTTTTGTAATTGGTGTGACTCTATGTGATAAAAATGATGGAAAAACAATTATACTACCTCTTGTTCTTGGAGCAGTATAGTTTTTCTCACCTGAATCATCTGTGATTCCGAACTCTAAATTACCACCCTCATATTTTGTTTCGTCTGATAACTGAACCACCGCTGTTAATTTTCTTGTAGAAGTTTCTTTTGCACCTGTATCAGTATGCCATTTGTATTTACCACCATTTTCATATCTTAGTATTTTGACTCTTTCCATTTCTTGTATATTATATTTCCAAATCGATAAGTTAGATAACTCAAATACCATTTGTAGTTTATCATTAAGTTGTTTATTGTTAATTACAACCTCTTTGTTATCACGAACTACTTTATTTAATAAATTATTATCATAATTACCAGCTAACTCAGACTCGGTTGGTTCACCTGTTTCTAAGTATCTCATTAATTTTTGACATTGACTTACTGATAAAAAATTTTCTTTATGAACTACGAATTGAAACTTATCATTTTGTTTCATATAACCTCTTATTTTGGTGGTAAATTATGAACCACGATATCACTTTGAAAGTAGGTATCAATATCCTCAACATCTAATGAGTATTGTTTTACTGACTCACTAACTTCAGATATGGATGTTATCTCTACTTCTTGTTCAGATGAATTTAAAAAGTAATTACCGACTGACAATCCTTCATCTGGCTTTTTCCAAGACCAAGTGTCTCCAATCTTGGTAAAATATTGTATTCCTTTATGCATCGCCTGGTCTGAGTATGGAATCTTTATAGAACCATTAACTAACATATAACCAAACGCCTCCGATTCAAATGTTCTAACCACAACTGAACCTGACATTGTTGAACCATCTAAACTCGTGGTAGAATAATCTATCCAATCTTGTGCTGAAAATTCATCTGGCATACCAACTGGTAAATATGATTTAACTATATCACCAACTGCTACATCTTGAATTTGTTTTGTCGAACCATCAAACATTTTTACTAAACTACCACTTACGGTTGATAACATAATAGTATTTTTACCATACCACCTATCACCAATCAACTCATATTTAGGTGCACTATTATTAACAAAAAAGTCTCTATCACGAGCTATGATATTTCTATCTGGTGTCATAACTATCTCTAATTTATGTTGATGAGCATAACCCTCATTATTAACAATACTACCACTACCGATTATAAATTTTTCAATAAGAAATGAACCACTACTAACTGCATTTTGGTAAACATTAGTAGCTGAATTATATTTATGAAACTCAATTCCAAATTGTCCCATTGGCCCTTTTGCGTGGTCTGCAGGGTTTCTAACTAAGTAATCAGGATGATATGAATTATTAGAACTGAAAGAACCTGTATTGAACAAAGGAATCAAACTTGAACTAACTGGTGATGAACCTAAAATATTTCTAAATGAAGATTTATTGAATGAACCACTAACTATTTCTAACAAGTTATCATCACTAAACCAAGGTGTTGCCATAAATAAATGAAAACTACCTGTATATTGATTTTGTCCTCTTTGTGAGTAGTAAGTTATTGAAGTGTTTTCATTGTATTCAAAATTGACTGATATTCCGTGTCTTGCAAAACTCTCACTAATTAATGGTTGTTGAATCGTTGATGGGTTTTTCTTTCTAACATCATCTTGTCCATAAACATATGCAGTCGTGCAACCCTTTTCATTTGCATAATCTGATATTTGATTCATAAAAGCTGATTGAGTAGCGTATGAACCATACATACCACAAGCTGTATTCATCTCGTTGAAGTAGATATCTTCTGAACCACTTTCTATAAAATAGTCTAAACCAGCCACTATAGCGATATTAGTATTACTTGGCCAACCACCAACACTGCCTGTGATATAATTTAATAAACTTTTTGCCTTGTTTTGTGCATTTACTGACATAATTTTTTCCTATATATAAATATCAATTTAGTCCATTTTAGTAAAGATATTCTCTTTCATAACCGATAGTGCTGGTGTATTCCAATCTTCTAACTTAATCATAGCGGTTTTATATCCTTGTTCTACAATCTCATTACACCTTAACCACACTAAATCACTACCTAATCCCTTATTTCTATGTTCTGGCATTACATAACGATTACATAAATAAGGATATCGTCTATTCCAATCAATAAAACACCAACCACCTTCAACTAAATAAAATGACCAGTTATTTTGTAGTCTGTGTTTTAAATCAGATAAATTCCACTCTTCCCAATCTTTACCAAATGAGTCCTTGAATTGATTTAACTCTTTTAAAATGTCTATTTGAACCTCGTTCCATTTCATTTGTTCCCAATCGTTGAACTCTTGATATTTTGGAACTCCTCGTGGTTCGTAATTACTTAAATCTATCTTGTAATACATCTTTTAGTCTTTCCGCATATTGTTTATGCGCTTTTGGGCCTGGATGTAATCCGTCTGTCGTATGGTCTATACATTCAAATACCACATCAAATTTATCTCTCGGTATATCATTTTCCCAAGTTCCCCATATGATTTTATCACGACCCACAAATCTATTTAGTAATTCATAATTATGTAAAAAATTAAAATAATGATTATACTCATTTATATCGGTTTGTTCTTTTACCTGCCAAGACCTTAAAACGACACCATTATCATCAAACCAAGTTCTTCTAAAATAATGTGGAACCGTAATGATAAATATTTGTCGTCTTGATTCTGGTATGTAAACTTCAGATAATGTCTTGACTGCAAAATCTAAACCTGTTCCACCTGCTCCATAGTTATGAACCGCAGTGTCTCTATCCCCAAGTAAATGAGTAAAGGTTTGTCTTTGTGGTAAGTCCCAACCATAAGTCCAACTACAACCAAAAGTATAGATTTGATATTTTGCGTTTTCGTCATTATACTTTGGGTCGTGTTGTCTACCACCCTCAAACCTACCCATATTATTTTGGTAAATATTTAAAGCTTGGTGATGATTATAAACATACTCACCTTGGTCGTTAGAGTAAATGGTATTGCCCTCATCATCTTTGTGTTGATAAAGTTTTAGTCCGTGTTCTCCTTTTGGAAAATTATTTTCAGTTTGTTCTTTTAGAACTACTCTATAATTTTCGTTGTAGAATTTATCTACATTGTAATGAACTCTATTAACTAACTTCTTTTCCGAGTCCACCAGTTTGCTCCAACATATTTTTTGGTATAGCTCCACAATTACCACAACTAAAAACTTGCATTGGAATAATGGCCTCTTTACCTGTTGGTGATACCAAAGCTGATACTTTCTTTAAGAAAAATGCCTGTATGAAAGATGCGTTTCCACACTCTTCACAAACAATAGTATCTGTTTTTGACAAATCTATTTGAAGTCCCTCTTGTCTTTGTGGCATTCCTTTTGGATGACTACTCATTTTATACTCCCTATGATTTCTACAAACATAGCCATAACATTGATTTCTTTATCCACTACAACTGCGTCTGATTGTTGATATTTTGATAAGACTAAGATACACTCTGCGATATGTCCTTTACCCCAATCATCAACCGTATCAAACAACAATCTAAACAAATCTGAAAAGTCTGTAACTTTTGAGTCTGCTAATAATTGTCTGATATTTTGAAATGAGTTTTTCTTATCTTGTGTTTTAAGTATTTCTAATACTTGTAATTTATAGTCGTTTTGTGTAATCGTATTTTCATCAATTACTAATTTACCCTCAACGACTTGTCTTTGAGAACCATTGATAACTCTTCTAATATCTGGATAACCACCATTTACAATGGTAGCTATGTCTTTGATATCATACTGAACATTTTCGTTATTCAATATATTCGCCAAATGTTGTGCAACTTGTTTTCTATCAGGTGGAACTATCTGAAATGATTGACAACGACTTTGTATCGGGTCAATGATTCTTTCCACATAATTACAAGTCAATATAAAACGACAATTCTTAGAGAAAGTTTCCATAAGATTACGAAGTGCTGCTTGAGCGTTTGGTGTAATGTAATCACACTCGTCCAAGATTATGACTTTCATATCTTTGAAACCTAATGTTGATGCGAAGTTCTTGACTTTCTCACGAACCACATCTACACTATTCTCGTCTGATGCGTTTATATAAAGATAATCACAATCGATATTATTAACCAATAGTTTTGCAAGAGTAGTTTTACCTGTTCCTGCTCTACCGAATAATAATAGATGTGGTATATCACCTGATTCAAGATATACCGACACCTTTGATTTTAAATGTTCGTTTCCGATATAATTATCTAATTTGTTTGGACGGTATTTCTCCACCCATAATGTGTGTTTAACACTTTCCATTAATTAACCGCTTGTGTTGATACTAAGAAATATTCTGAATCGTAGTTATCGATTGAGAATTGTATTCTTGATAAACCTGCTGAACTAACTTCTAATGTCGCACTTTCACAATCTTTATTTGCATTTAAGATTGATGCGAACATATTTGCATTAAAGCTAATTGGTTCAATGTCTTTATACTTAGTAGTTTCAACTGGTATTGTAACACGATTAGACGCTATTGAAGCGTATCCAATAACGATTTTTGTTTCGTTATTCTCAGTCAAAATAGTAAATGTTTCAGCTTCAGCTAATGCACTTTTACCACTTGTAAATGTGTTGATAAAATATGAATCTACCTTAATACCCAACTCAAACTCACTTGGTAAGTTTTTCAATTCAGGTGGTGTAGGTATAACTGACAAATCACTTAACATATATTTTGACTTTGTCTTTCTGTTTGTGTCTTCAAACTCCATTGATATAAATTTATCACCAGACTGAGATAATTTAAGTTCAACATCATCTCCCAATACTGACAACAATGAAGATAGTTGTGCTGTATTATATACACCTAATTCACAAGGCGATAGATGAGTGAACTTACTTAACTCAACTTTACCCACGACTGACTTATCACCTGAGATAAATCTTGTTGATAAAGAGTTTCCGTTAGATGTCCACTTTGTTGATTTAATTTCTCCACCTAATGTATATTTTGTGATGAAGTTATCTAATTGACTTTTGTTCATAACCTATTTTCTCCTATTATTTTTCAATTATAAATATCATTTGTTAATCGTAAAATCAAAAAAACTTTTCCATTGATTTGATTTTTTTATTTTCTACCTCAATAGTTTCTATCGGCGGTAAGAATTCTTCTTTGTTCTTTGGGTAATCTCTACAATCGTGTTTCAATTGTTTTCTCATCTTTTTATTTTCTCTTGATGAACCCAAGAAATATAAGTATCTGTGTTTAGGTGCTTCTCTTTTTCTATAAAATGTATGTCCTATTTGTTCTTTTAAGTGTTCTACATTATGACTACCCCATTTGGAAAACACCGTACGACTATGAATCCATTTGTGTGGTTCACCCAACGATACTGAGTAGTTTGGCATTAGTTGTATATCACGACAATCTTGATACAACCAATTTGTTGCCTGATAAATCGTCCCTAAATGCATTTGTTCGGGGTCTGCATAACTGATTAACATTTGTATATTAGGTGCGTTTTGTTTTAACCACTTGAAAGATTTACCTAAAGACAACGACTCAATATTTTTTCCATATCCGTCATCAATATATAGTCGTGTCAACTCTAATACTTCTTCCTTTTCTAATGTAGGTATCATAGACTTGACTGCCGAACGACCAACCGGGTATCCGTAAGTCATACAACCAATTAATTTCTTTTCCTTTTCATTATAGAACTTATGGTCTTTTTCTCCAACATAATAAATACCTAATGCATATCTACACATACTAAATGCGTGAGTGTAGTGTTTTTCAATAATCATTTTCTTGGCTACTGAACTTGGTATCTCCTCTATATAAACTGAGTCTGTATTTACATATTGTCCAAAACAACTCATTAGAAAAACCTACTCATAGATGTTGTAGTGTCCTCTACTCCACCCCATTTTAAAGCTTTATAAAACATATCTATCTTTTTACTCATAGCCTGTTCGAACATTTTATTATGGTCGATATAATTTTTAATCATATTTAGAATCTGTGGTGGGTCTTCATAACCTTTGTAAGCTATAGTGTCAAATCCAAACTCATTTTCTTTTAAATACACCCACTTGATTTTGTTTCCATTTCCAATCTTTTCATACTTTCTACCCTCATACCAATAATCAATCAATGAGTTATAATTAATCGCTGACTTGACGTGGACTGGTGTTCCTTTTTTATATGTAGAGAAAACACTCTCAATGTCTTTCACTTGATATTTACCTATTCCCTTTACACCAATAGGATTAGCCATAACATCAAAATGTAAATTTACCATATTTCTTTTAAATACTGATATCCTTTCATCTATCTTTTCTTTTGGAACATCAGCCAGAATATCATCTAAAACATTTTGTAATAACTCTTTCATCGCTATAGCAAAATTACTACGAACCGTATCTAATCCCTTAACGTGAATCTTATTTACCTTACGACCAGCGTCATTGATAATTCTTAATCCATATCGTTTCTTCGTAATGAATAATCCACTCTTAGCAATCACCTCTTGTTTAATATCAAAAACGTGTTTATCAATATTACAAAATTTCTTAGCAAAATAATCATAAGATTTATTCAGATAGTCTTGAACCTCTGCACATATTTCCATAATCCTTTGTGTCATCATAGTCTCGGTTAGTTCTTGATTAGGAAATCTTTTCTTAACTAATGGAACTGCTGATGCGAAAATAGAGTCTGTATCAATATAGATAACATAGTCATCAGCAGTCCCAAGTTCTTTGTTATAAAAATGATTAGTAATTTTTTTACTAAATTTAATTAATTGTTGACCTGTTAATGTAGTGGCTTCCGCATTATCCAAATCATAAAATCTAAATACTGGTAATCCTAATACACCATACAACGAGTTCAACACAATCTTTTGAATATGTTGTCGTCTGTCAAAGTATTGTTCCTTTACTTTATCTCCCTCTTCGTGAAACTTCTTCACGAGTTTTCTCATCTCAACTCTTTCGTTGAACCATTTCTCTAACAATGCGGGTATCAACCCTTGTTTATCTGTCCTATACATTACTCCATTAGATGCAATTGAAACTTGTGCTTCATCAAAATATTGTTGTAATTCTGATTCTGTCATCTTACCCATTTCTTTACCCATTTTATTATACATTGTGTAGGTTTTGGTGTTATTCTTTTTTAAAAATTCTTCCTCGTTCCAACCCTCAACTTTACCAACCTTAGTTTCAGGTGATATATTTAGACTACGAATCACACTTGGATACATTGATGTAATATCCAAATCATAAACCCAATCGTGTTTGCCAGATTGTGGTTCTTGAACATACGCCCCAGCAAACTTGTCTTCTAAATGTTTCTTTGGTCTTGGTGGTTTGTTAGGTGCTACAACTCCTATCTTTTTTAGATACACTAATATCGCCCCCTCTAACCAACGACTTGACATTTGAATATCCTCATAAGGAACGTGTCCAAGGTGTGCAATACCACGAGCTACATTAATAAAGTCTAACTTCTTATCTAATTCTACTAATATTCTTACATCTCGTATATTGTAATCTATAAATGTCTGTAAGTCATTTTCATACAAATCATTTAAAGTTCCTTCGTAATCAACCTTTTTCATACCGACTTCTACTTCTCCGATATAATCTAAACGATAACTTGACTTTTGTCCAAAAGTAAATTGTCTATATAATTGTAGGTAGTCTAATGATGAAACACCAGCGATTGTGTGTTTCTTTTTATATTCTGAATATAATACTTGTGAGATTGGTGATAATAGATTTGCTACCTCAGGCCCAAGAACCCTAACAGCTCTATTATATAGATAAGGAATATCAAAGAACTCCGAGTTCCAACCTGATACAATCGTAGGTCTGATTTCTAAATACTTTTGGAAAAACTTATTTAACATTTCGTATTCAGTATCATAAAACTCTACGACTTCATCATCTTTTGTATAACTTTTAATTCTTTTTTCAGGGTCAAAACAATAAGTGAAATACTTTTCTGTAATACAATCATATAATGCGATTGATGTGATAACATTTTGTGCCTTTTGAACATCTGGAAATCCGTCCGTTACTTCTACCTCAATATCAAAAAACATAATTCTATGCCCTACTGACATTTCATCTGAATCTCCATAGTTGTCTACTAAAAATCTCGTTGTTGGTGGGACATCAGATTCGTGAAGTGTTGGGTCATCTTTATCAAATGTAGTGACTTTCTTTAACCTATCTCCATAGAGAGAAACGTGTTGTCCATTTGAGTGTTTAACATACGCATACTTTCTGAAAGGGACTTCTAAATGACCTTTCTGGTCGTCCCATATGTGCATTTTCATTTTCTTGATGTCTAAAAAGATATTTTGATACATAACTCTATTAATAAGTATAATAATTTATTTTGTAAATGTAATTTATTTTTTATAGGGGCGACATTTCTGCCGCCCCTTAGAATTAGAAGTTGATTGTCAAACCAATATTTGCATATCTTGGTGTTCCCAAGAATACTTCTGCGTTATGTGCTAAGTGTGCCTTAGTTCCATAACTATTGTATCTACTATTAT